ATCAGCCGCGAAACCGGCAGTCCGTTGGACATGGTCATCCCTCTACTGGTGAATGTTGGTCGTCGCGGCCACCGGCGGCACCGAGTCGGTGGTGCTTTGCACTTCGGCGGACAACAGGTTGAGGACCTGATAGGTCCGGGTGATCTTGCGGCGCAGGGTCAGCGTCATGTCGTATCGCCGATTCCACTGCTGGTTGATGAGCGCCGGCGCGGCCTGGATGTCGCTCGCTCTCACGAACTTCATGCCGCTGAGCGCCAGCTGCTCGCTGTTCTGGGGAATGGACATTCCGTCGGCCAGGCGCTGGGCGTATGCCTTTCCCGCCGGCCCGTAGAACGAGCACAGCAGGTCAATCTCCTGGTGGCGGATGTAGTCGTCGCTTCCATCGCCTTCCCCGTCATGCTGAATGGCCGGACCGGCGTCGTTCGCTTGCCTGTTGATGCCTATGGCACACCAGTTCTCGGACGGCTCCGGCTGCTTCGGAACCGTCACCTGCCAGCGCGGGCGCACCATGTCGCCGGGCAGGCCCGTCACGCCGGCAACCAGCTCCTGCAGCAGGTTGTCGAGTTCTTCGTCTTCGGGCAGCACTGGCCCCGCCGGCGCGAGGTAGCCGCCGGTGGCGCTGGTGTTTGCCATGAATTACCCCGAAAGCGGTTTCAGATCGCAGACAGCGGCCACGAAGCCGCGCCCGAAGTGGCTGTAATCGTTGACGCTGATCACGGTGTAGGTCCGGCCTTGCCAGACCACTTCGTCGGCGTCCTGCCCGGGGCTCCCATCGATCAGCCGGAACGGTGTATGCAGCGTGATCGAGCCGGTGATCAGGCTGCCATCAGTGCCGCGCTGCAGGATGTCGCCCTTGTCGCTGGTGACCACCGCGGCAAACGGCGAAGCCGTGGCTGTGTTCTGCGCGCGGCCGTGCGCGTCGACCGTCTGCGCCATCCGGTTGCACACCAGGCCGGTGTCCATGAAATCCGGATCGAGCAGCACGTCGACGACGTCGAGTTGTGCCATGGGTCACTTCCTTTTGCGAAGCACGTAGGTGATCGAGTTGCGGTACTGCGCGGTGTCGACCAGCGGCTTGGCCAGCTCGGTGCTGGGCTGCTGCCCGGCTGCGCGGGACGCCAGTTCTTCCTTCGCCCCTTTCCTGCCGCGCCGCGCGCGGTTGCGCAGCGTCGCCTCGCTCAGCGCCGGGCCGATGCCGCTGTTGATCAGCGCGCGAACCGAGGACTGGGCAGCCAGGCCAGCCATGCTCATGCGCCGCTTGGCACCGTCAAGATCGCCGTCCAGTGCCGCCTCGACACCCTTCTGCAACTGCGGCAAGGTCTTTGGCTGAGCGGCGGCGACGCCGGGCACCAGGTGGGGACGCGCCGGGAGATTGATCTCCGGCGCGCCGTTCTCCTGGATATATCCGATTTCCGCGTTGCTGAGTGGCGCGCCCTCGTCCTTGCGACCGGCGGTGCTGTCGGGCACGCCGACAAGGACTTGCTGGTCGACCAGGCCGTTGATGGACTGAAGCACCTGCTTCAGCCTGTCCACCTTCATGATGCCCATGGGATATCTCCGATGGGCTGGCGCGGCTACAGCTGCATGCCGCCTGCGCCCATCAGTCTGGCGAGAGTGAGGAACCGGACACCGTAGGTCGTCAGATTCCACATACCGGCGTCGTCAATGGTCGCCGCGCCCGTGTCGTAGCTGGCGCTGACCTTGTCGACCGCCTTGGAAGATTGCGGGCCAGTGACCTGGCCCGGGATGCCGCCAATGGCTGCGGTTGCTTCATCCCGCGCGCTCAGGACAAGGAAGTGTGCGGCGCACAGCTCAATGCCCTGGTCGGTCAGGACGCCCCATCGGCAGGGGTTCACCAATGACGTCGCAATGATCAGCTGAAATTCGACCGACGCGTCCGAGTACTTCGTCTTGTCGGCGAACTCCGGAAAATCGGCTCTGAACTGGTCTGGTGTCATAGGTGGTTGGCGGATGCCCCTCGCGAGGCATCATACCCCGTTACTTCCTGCCGGTCTGCTTCGCCGCCGCGTCTGCTGCCTTCTCGCGCTCGGCGATTGCCACCTCGCGGCCGTCCAATGCTTCGGCACGGGCATTCAGGTCGGCTTCGCGCTGGTCAGCGGCGTTTGCGCGCTCGGCCAGCTTTGCCTCGCCGTCGGCCAGAGCCGCGGCACGGGCGTCGAGAGCCAGCCCGTCATCGTTGAGCGTGGAAGCCACCGCGGCAAGCGCTCGGGCCTCTTCCTCGAGCTGGGCCCGCAGAGCATCCGCGGCAGCTGCCGATTCCGGGTCCACCGGCGGCTCGTCGCCCGTGTGCGCCTTCACGAACCAATGCTCGGCGACTTCCTTCTCGACCGTGTGATTGCCGACCGGATAGTCGGTGTGTTTGCCGTCATCGCCCAGCAGCTTGAACGCCTTCTTGACGTAGATCTTGACCTTTGCCATGACGCCCCCTTAGATGCCGTCGCGGTAGCCGATCAGCTCGGGATACACCACCTCGACCACGCCCAGACGGCCGAAGTAGGTGGTGAGCTGACGGATGTCGCGATACTCGAGCGGCGTGCGCTGCAGCGGCACCATCGGGAAGCGGACTTTGTCCTGTTCCTTCGTGTACGCCATCATGCGGTCCGCGTTCGCGGTGCCGCGCTGGTACAGCCACTTCAGCGGCTGAACGTTGATCGGGCGACCGTTGATCGAGTTGGAGATCGAATTCTGCTTCAGATACTCCAGCACGCTGATGTTGCCGGCCGAGCTGACCTTCATCTGCACGATCAGGCTGAACTTCGCCGGCGGAAGGCGCAGCTCCGACGGGCAGTACGTGTAGCCCGATGCGGCCCACACGCTGGTCAGCAGCTCGTTCACGTCGGCCAGAATCTGGTCCGCCGTGGCCGTGGCCCAGTTTCCGGTGGTCGCATTGGACATGTTCGTGACGACGGAGCTGTTCACCAGGCCGGTAACGCCGAGCACGCCGTCGCCGATGTAGACCTGCTCGTCGACGTCCATGTTGTGCTTCAGCTGCATGCCAGCGAATTTCTGCTGGTCCACCGGGCGGCCCAGCTTCTGGGCGCTCTCAAGCTCCGGGATCGTCCAGCCGATCTGCATACCCCAGAGCGTCAGCGGGCTGGCCGTTTTGCCGATGTCCAGTGCAATGCCCTGGATGGCCGACGCATCCTTGCCGATCCACGACTTGCCATTGGGCGACGGACCGCCAGCAGCAGCGAAGCTGGAGTTCGTGAACGACGACGTCTCGTCGGCGATCGACACATCTTCGCGCAGATCGATGTCGCGCGACCAGGTGACCGATGCCAGGGGTCCGTGGAGCGTCTGGTCCAGGCGTTCCAGCTCGCCGATCAGGAAAGCGCCGGTGCTGTCGATCGTCCGGCTGTCGAACGTCAGCATGTTGTCGCGCGTGCGGGCGCGGATGACGGCTGGGGCCGACATGGCGATGCCAGCGGCGGTCGCCAGCAGCAGTTTGGAGTGCTTGCTCATTCTGGGTGACCCCTTAGATGTTGTACGCGATCTCGACGTTGCCATTCGCATCGCCTGCGTTGGTGAAGATGGCGCCGGTGATGGCGATCGTGTTGGTGCTGTCGGCTGCCGCCTCGATGCCGCCGATGGGCTTGCCGGCAGCGGCTGCGGCCACGCGGACGTAGACCTGCCCATTCAGCGCCGGCGTGCCGGCGTTGTTCTTCACCGTCATGTAGCCGCGGCGCAGGACATCACCGATGCCACTGGCAGGCGGCGTGGCAGTGCCCAACGGGTCCGATGCGGCGCCGCCGGTGGTCGGGAAAGGACGCACCAGCAGGCCGTACGCCGCCGTTGCAGTGTCACCGGCGCCGAGCGGCACGAACTTGCCGCCGACGATCTTGCCGAACAGGCCGTAGCCTGCAAACGGCGAGGCCGAGTTCAGCGCGATCGATTCGACCGTCGCCTGCGACTGGCGCGAGATGTCCCCCGGAATGCCCGAGGCCATGCGATACAGGATTGCGTTGCCCATTTGCGGGACTCCTTAGTGAGCGGACCGGTCGGCCCAGTACTTGCGGTTGGCTGCGTTGATTTCTGCAACCGTGCGCGGCTTGCCGAAATCCTTGGTCTTCGCGACGCTGTCGTGCACCCGGCCGTTGTTCTGCGCCTTGATCAGCTCGCTGGCGCCCATGAAGGCCGCATGCACGAGGCCGGCAGGCAGCTTTTCGAAGTCGGCCTTGTTGCCGCCCAGGAACGGGGCGATTGCTGCCTTGCCAGCGTCCGTGCCGTACGCCGTGTCGAGCGCCTTGCGCTGGCATTTGCACAGCGCGGTCGCGCGGTCCTTCGTGGACGTGGCTGCGTCGAACGTCGGCAGCTTGATGCCTGGCGCCAAGATCTCCGCGCGCGACGGGATGCTGGACGCCGAGTCGCCGGTGTACAGGTCGACTTCCGACTGGTTCAGCGTGGGTGCGGACTCGGCCTGCGTCAGGTCGCCGTCGTCGCCGGTTTTCTTCTTCGTCGGGTCTTCGTCGTCGTCCTCGTCGTCGGTCTTCTCCTTCTCCGAGTCCTTGGCACGGCGCTTCCCCAGCGCAGCGATAGCAGCGTCCTGCGCCTCCATGCGCTTCAGGATCGTCTTCAGCAGCACGGACGTGGCATCGCCGGTCTTTCCGCCCTTGCCCTTGCCTTCGTCTTCGTCATCCTCTTCGGCGTCCGTGGTGCTGGACTCTTCGAGGGCTTCTTCGAGCGCTTCGGCATCCTGCGCCTTGAACGCGGTGCGCACGCGGTCGAGCCAGGTGCGCTTACCCTTGGGCTTGCTGTCGGTGGTCTTCATGTCTTCGGATTCCTTATCGCCGATGGCACAGCGGGGGCCG